AAAAACCATCATTTTGCGTTCCCAGAGAGATCGATAAATGATGCCGTTAGGATTGCCCTTATACTTTTTAGGATTAGAGGGTTTAAACACTCCCTTATAACTCATACATAGTATAGGTAGTTCCAATTATTTATTGTGTCTTATCCGACATCAAGTCAAATTTTTAAAGAACCTCTTGATAGAATCACAGATGTTATCGGAAGAGTCTCTCTCGATACTTATTATCAAGTCACGTTCTCGTTCGGAAAATATTCTAAATGGTTATCAGCTAACCCAAAGGTTGCAACGTCTGGTGCTCGCACTTCTCAAGGATTAGATTGGATGCGAAAAATGAGTTTGTTATGCACGAACGCTGAAATACCTGGAACTTCTTATTTGACATCATCTGTTCAAGGTGATAGACAAGGTATTAGTGAAAAGTTTCCAAACTTTCGACAATTTCCAGATCTGAATCTAACATTTTACGTGGACGCAGATCATGTTGTCATTAAAGTGTTAGAAACTTGGATGAGATATATTAATCCTATAGTTAGTGGTAATAATAGAAAATATAATGCATATACTAAGTTTCGATATCCAGATACGTATAAAGAAATACTGCACATTACTAAATTTGAAAAAGATTTTGGTAGAGAACCCACAGATGGCGCGAGCGCGTCAGGGCAGACCACAGGTAGGCTCGACTATGAGTTTGTTAATGTTTGGCCAGTTAATATGACATCAATGCCAGTTCGTTATGGGGATTCTGATATATTGAAATGTTCTATTCAATTTGCATATGATAGATATCACACAAACTTTATTAATTCATCTGCTAATGTGAATCCAACTCCAATCGATACACCACAAGTTACGGCAAAAGATTTTGTTAATAGATTCAACTATTATGGCCCCGCATTTGGTTCAAATGAAGAAGCTAATCGTCAAGCCGCAATTTTGAGAGGGGAAACCGTTGATGGTGTTTATGGTGATAATCAACTACCATCGCTTGTTAGACAACGATAAATACTCATACTGATAATTGACTTTATATGCCATTACCAACAATTGCAACTCCTACATATGAGTTGACTTTACCATCAAACGGAAAAAAGGTTAAATACAGACCATTTTTAGTCAAAGAAGAAAAGATTCTGATTCTTGCACTAGAGTCACAAGAACAATCAGAAATCACTAACGCAGTCAAAGACGTATTAACACACTGCATCGTCACCAAAGGTGTGAATGTTGAAGATTTGCCTACGTTTGATATCGAATATGTGTTTCTTAACATTCGTGCAAAGTCGATTGGAGAATCAATCAAAATTAGTGTGACATGCCCAGACGATGGTGAGACGAGAGTCCCTGTGACGGTGTATGTTGATGAGATTCAGGTCACCAAACCAAAAGATCATAATAAAGATATTAAACTCGATGATAAAATGACATTGAGAATGAAGTATCCATCCTTGACTCAATTTATTGAATCAAACTTTGAGATTGGTGCCACTCCTCAAGAAACAGTCAATAAGACTTTCAAAGTGATTGCTGATTGTATTGACACAATTTTTACAGAGGAAGATGCATGGGATGGGGCAGAGTATACAGAAAAAGAAAGAATAGAATTTATTGAACAATTAAACTCTAAACAATACAAAGAAGTCGAAAAGTTTTTTGCAACGATGCCAAAACTTTCTCATACTTTTGAAGTTGAAAACCCTAACACAAAAGTAAAAAATAAAATTGTTTTGGAGGGTCTCGCTGATTTTTTCGGTTGAGTATTGCACGAGAGGATCTTGAATCTTACTACAAGATCAATTTCGCTCTGATGCAATACCATAAATACTCTTTGACAGAAATTGAAAATATGATACCTTGGGAAAGAGAAATTTATCTTGCACTCCTAAAGGATTATATTGAAAGAGAAAACCAGAAACGCCAACAATCAAACAATGGCTGAGACAATTCAAAATAAAATAACTCTCAGTAATTTCTTTGAACAGATTGTTGAGATCAACAAGGTTTCTCAACAAGCGTTGAAGAGAGCAAATCAGGGTGTATCAATATCGGAAAAGAATAGACTTGATTTAGAAAAACTAATTCAAACGTTAGAAATCAACATTGGTGATAAATTTGAGACTGTAAATAAGGAAGATGACTCAGAAGATACCGAACTTAGAGATTCTTTTAATATTTTAAGGGCAAACTTTGATAAACTTTTTGCGTCTTTTACTCTCTTAGAACAGAGTGTTAACGCATTAACGAACTCTTATGTCTCTGATCAACAAAGAAAGAAAAAATTAAACGATCAAACACAAAGACAATTAGCTGCAACACAGGACAAACTTCAAAAAGATCCTAGAACATTTTTTGGCACCAAAGATGCAACTGCAGCTGGCAGAGCATCAGATGATCAAAAAGGTGCTCTTGATAAAGTTCGAAAGTCATTAAAACAATTTTTTGCAGGAATTGGGTTGAGTGCAGCTGGCCTCGCATTGTCTTCATTAACAGGTTCTCCAGGCGGCCCTGGGCCAACTGGTGATGTTACTGACGTAACTGCAGATACACCAGAGGAACGTGCATTACTATCAACCATTAGCAAGGCTGAGGGGACTGCAGGGCCTGGTGGATATGGAAAAATTTTTGGCGGCGCTGTTGTTCCTGAACTTGAAAAAGGAGAATTGACAATTGAAGAAGCCGCAAAAATGTCAGAAACTGGAAAACTTCCAACTCGGTTAGGTGGCAAAAGCGTGCCCTATGGAACGTATGAAGGGGAAATTAGTGGTGCAACAGGTAGATATCAATTTATGCCAAACACAATGAGAGCAGCTGCTCGAGCAGCGGGTATTTCTTTGGACACCAAGTTGACTCCGGAGGTTCAAGACCAATTAGGTCTTTCTAATATTAGACTTTCTGGTGTTGATCCAACAAAACCAGCTACCATGGAAACATTGAAAAAACTCGATCAACAATGGAGAGGTTTAGGAAGCACTCAAACTGGGGCGGGCCTTGAAACTAATTATAAAAGATATCAAGAATTTTTAAAAAGAGAAAAAAAGAAACAAGAAGCGGCCAAAGCCCTTGAAGATTTAAATAAACTCACACAACCACAGAATATTCCTGGAGTTGATCCTGTAACACCAGTTAATCCACTTACACTTCCAATCACTCCTTACCGTGATTCTCAAAGTAAAAAAGATGATGGTTTGCAACTCGCAGCAAAATCATCGATCGTGGAACTACCTCCAACGTTTGTTAACGCGCAACAACAACGAGGAGCCACAACACCAAGAAGCCCTGCCAGGGAAACAGATGCAATCCCGATTGGAGCTTCCGATTCAACTGTTGCAGCCGTCTCTGCACTTGAAAATAGACTGACCAATCAATTACAAGTATCAGGGTTAGCGTGAAAAAATGGCCGTAATTACCAAGGAAAGTCTGCCAGTTGATGAAATTAATGATAATATTTCTAAGCTTTTAACAAAAACAAAAAGTAATACTATTAAGAATCTATCAAAATTAGCTTCTGCTCAAACGGTTTCTGCTGATGAAGATGAGGAACAGTATGAACTGAATGAAAAAAGAGTTAATCTAGAAAGAATGTTTGCGACTGTCGGGGGCCAACAAACACAAGGTAATTATACACAAGGTTATGGTGAGGGTCTTGTAGAGGGCACTAAGTCTGGTTATCAACAAGGAGTTAAAGATGGAAAAACAGAGGGTCAACAAGAGTTTTTATTAAAATTATTAAGTAAAGCTGCATTGACAATTGTAGGTGTGACCGCAATGAAAACTCTTTTAAACATAATGGGTCTTGATCAATACATACCATTTCTTGATAGTCAATTTCCTGATTTACAAAAACCAGGTCAGGAATCTGGCGGAGGTAAAGATTCCAATAAAAGTAAAACTCCTCCAAACATTATCGACACGGGATATAGAGATTATTATAATAGACCCATCAAACTTGACAAGGCTCCCGCTGCAGCTTTTAAGGATATGGTTGTAGCTGGAAGAAAAAAAGGAATAGATGTTGCAAAATTAATCACTAGTTCTTATCGTGATCCACAAGAAAATACAAGAGTGGGCGGAGCGTCAAATTCTCCTCATCTCTATGGAGAGGCTTTTGATATAAATTTTATGAATCCAAATCATAAATGGGTATTAGATAATGCAGAACAATTTGGATTTAAATTTAATCCCTATAGAGGAGAATCAACACACTTTGATTGGACAGGTGATTACACTCCATCAAACTTACAAAGCATGGCTGAGCCAGAACAAACGCCAGCTGCATTATTGGAGTCACCAGGCACAGAAACTCTTGCTTCTGCTGAGACTCCACCATCAACGATGGAGTCACTTGAAGAACCATCCATAGCGATGCAACCAGATCCGATGTCAATGATGTTTCCAACGTCAATGATGTCTTCAATATCAATGATGCAACCAATAGAGCCTTTATTTTTACCGCCTCCCGTTGAAGAAACATCTCAATTTATAATTGAACAACAACCAAGAAACTTAGAATATTTAAACGACACCGGTGATATTGCAATGAATGAGACAATTTACATTCAACCAGTCATTATAACAACCTAGATATTAATAAACAAGAATGGAACACTCTTTTAGAATTAAGGAATGTAGTTTAATCGGAACATCTTACTCTTCACTAAAAAGTGGAGAGAGTTATAGTATCTTACGAGGTATCAATGGCATTTCTTATTCTGAATCCATCACATCACCGACCATTAGTTTGTCTGTTAGTTTTGTAGACACTGAGGGTCTCATCAGTCAAAAAGGAATCACTGGAGGAGAATATTTTAAATTAAGAATTGAATTTGGGCCAGACACAAGACTTCAACCATTAATCATTGATCCAGGAACACACAAATTATTGTTGAATGGTGTCAATGATGTTGGAACTGATTCAGGCAAACAGACAGCCAAATTAGATTTTTTATCGACAGAGATTTTTATTAATGAAACCGCAAGATTGAATAAAAGATTTTCTGGTTCAATCAAAGAAACTGTAGAGGCTTTATTAAAAACAGAGGGCAGAGGAATTAAAACAACCAAAAATTGTAACATTGAAGATACTCTTAACAAATACGTGTTTGTTGGAAATCAAAGAAGAGCCATGGACACAATTCAATGGTTGTGTTCAAAATCACAGAAAGATCAAACCAAGTTTGGATATCTGTTCTTTGAAAATATTGATGGATATCATTTCAAATCCATTGATACATTGTTTACTCAACAACAAAGTTTTGAGTTGAGTAAAATTGAGATTGCAAACAGTCAAAAAATTGATAAGATATTAGATGAACTTGTCGTGATGAATAATGATATTTTTTCTAATCTTGAAAAAGGAGTTTACTCAAATTTTACAACATTCATAAACATGAAAGAGGGAACTCGTAGAACAGAGAAGTTTTCGATCGATCAATTAAATATTTCATCCAACAGCCCCAAAGCTCCACTGGGATTGAATCAATATCCAAGTAGACAGTTCTTCAGAATATTAGATGTGGGTGCAATGCAACCTGGTGGATCACAACAGGACATGAAAGCTGTGAAACAAACGGATCTTGCTATCGCGCAAAGTAAATCACTTGCGAGAAATAAACTTGCATTTGCACAACAACTTAAAGTGTCTGTTCCTTGTAATACAAATCTAAGAGCCGGACAAATTGTAAATATCCGACTTCCAGAACCAAATTCACAAACTAAAGGGAAGTCATTCGGATCTGGAGATAAAGATGTTGGTGGTAGATATTTAATTGGTCGTTTAAGACATGATTTTGGTGGCAATAGATCAAACACTCAACTGACTTTGATCAGGGATACATTTACCGCTTAAATATAGTATCAGGTTAACTAATGATGGAAAACATTCAAAAACACATTGCAACAGATAAAGATATTTTAGAAGATCCCACTATTTCGTCTCAGTATCGTCGTCATATTGAAGATGAATTAGATCAACTTGAATCTTATCAAGATCGTCATCCAGAGGATGATCACGATCCGACAGCTCTCGAACTGTATTGTGATACTCATCCCGATGCATCAGAATGTAAAGTTTATGAGGACTGATGGAAGACTTTAGCGCAACATCAAACTTTTTTGGTAAAGACCCATTTGTATGGTGGATCGGTCAGGTGACCGATCCCAAAAAAGGAAATTGGAAACAAACTAAAGAAAGACACAGAACCGAAACGGGAGAAGAAATTTATTCGCATCGTTGTAGAGTTCGTATCATTGGTTATCACGATTGTGCGGATGATCTACCAGATGATCAACTACCAATGGCTCATGTCTTGGTTCCACCAGGTCAAGCAGTCAATGCCGGTCAGGGCGAAACATTTAACTATCATGGTGGAGAGGTTGTTCTTGGA